ACTTATCTGCTATAGTGAACGGAGAATCATGTCTGGCTTGCGAAGGTTAAGGCAGTTGAGTTGGGTAAGGTGGCTAGAGGTGGTCACCTGCCTGCATATTATTAGTAACACATGGAGACAGTGGTGATGACTCATAACCCTAACCAACCATGCTAGTAAAGATAGGAAAATATAAATACTGGTTTGGGCCGTATCAACTGGCAGACCTACTTTGCTTTTGGGTAGAAAAAGAAGTCGATGATTATGGTTTTAAAAGCAAACCAAAGTGGGTTCATCATTTAGGTGAGTGGCTTGCGTATGGTAGTATAGAGCCTGAAGCAAAAGCTGGAGACATAATAAAGTGGAGTCTTGACAGGCCGGACACCTTATTATCGAAGTTGTTAAGTTGGGTCTATAGCAAACAGAAACGTATAATTGAAGTGCATATAGATCCTTGGGATACGTGTAGCATGGATCATACATTGTCCCTCGTCATACTACCCCTACTGAAGCAACTGAAAGAATCCAGACACGGATGGGGACTTATTGATCTAACTGACGTACACAAGGAGCTACACGGCAATGTTGACGAACAGCACCAACAAGGATGGATATGGATACTAGACGAAATGATCTTTGCGTTTGAAAGCAAAATGGATGATAGCTGGGAAAAGCAGTTCGTAACAGGAGTCTCAGATTTACAATGGCGTAAACTGGAAAACGGAAACATTGAAATGATTGAAGGCCCTAACCATACTGAGGTTCACGATAAGAACGGACGTAAGGAATATGAAAAGCGTATTCAAAACGGGTTCAGACTATTTGGTGTCTATTACCAAAGTTTATGGGATTAACAGAAAGAGACGGATGAAAAAAGATTTAACACAAGAGCGTACAACGTTCAAACCCTTTATGTACCCTTGGGCATATGACGCATGGCTAGAGCATGAGCAGAGCCATTGGTTACACACAGAGGTTCCTATGGGTGAGGATTTGAAGGACTATCAGAAGAAGTTGGGTACAGACGAGCGAGAGTTCCTGACTAAGATACTACGGTTCTTTGTGCAGGGTGACCTAGACATTGGTGACGGTTACTACACCCATTACATTCCAGCGTTCAAGCAACCTGAAGTGCGTATGATGATGAGTGGCTTTGCTGGACGGGAAGCTCTACACGTTGCCGCCTATGCCCACCTGATTGAGACGCTAGGACTGCCTGAGAGCACCTACAACGAGTTCATGCAGTACGGTGAGATGGTAGATAAGCATGAGTACTTTAAGACGTTAGGCGACCTACCTATGGCTGAGAAGATTGCAACCATCTCTGCCTTTGGTGAGGGTATGCAGTTGTTCTCATCCTTTGTTATGTTGTTGAACTTTGCACGTAACGGTAAGATGAAAGGCTTAGGTCAAATCATTGCATGGAGTGTTGTTGATGAGACAATGCATGCTGAGGGAATGATAAAAGTTTATCGTGAATGGGTTAAACAAAACCCCGGTGACAGCAGCGCTGCTAACATCAAGCAGATTGCACGTAACATGGTGGATCTCGAAGACCAATTCATTGACTTAGCCTTTGGATTATGTAACATTGAAGGGTTGACAAAAGAGGAAGTTAAAGAATACATCCGTTACATTGCTGATCGCCGCCTCATTAGCATGGGCATGAAGGGTGTGTTTAAGGTTAAGAAGAATCCTTTACCGTGGGTTGATGGTATGTTAGGTGTTAGTCATACGAACTTCTTTGAACAACGTGTGACTGATTATTCAAAGGGTGCTACAACAGGCACTTGGGCTGACGTATGGGGGAAAGCAGCATAATGAAAGACCTCACTGGATTAGAAACATTTTTAGAATATAACCCTGACAATGGACTGTTTAAATGGATAAATAATAAAGGTAAGCACAATAAGGATTGGTTTGCAGGGACACAAAAGAAAAATGCATTGCATATTCAGCATAAAAAAAGTAAATATTTAGCTCACCGAATAGCCTTTTATTTGATGACAGGAAGTTGCCCCGCCCTTATAGACCATATTAACCAGAATCCATTTGATAACAGGTTTGTCAATTTAAGACCAGCCAGCCGTTCTTTAAATGCTTTGAATTCATCTAAAAGAAAAGGTGTAGATTTTCATAAACACACAGGAAAATGGAGGGCACGTATTAGGTATCGAAATTTACGCACAGAGTTAGGGCAATATGCTACAGAGCAAGAGGCTGTTGAAGTATATTTGAAAGCTAAAGAAGAATTAATAAATAACATTTTGAAAGAGACAGCTTAATGGTAACTCGTAAAAAAAAGACAATTGAAACAGAACCAACCAAGCCTCAACATGGACTGAAAATGAGGTTGGATGATATGATGACGATTAGCCCTAAAACAGAGAAGCAGCAAGATTTCTTTGATGCCTACCAACAGGGTCATTACTTCTGTGCCTTGTCTGGTGTAGCTGGTACAGGTAAAACTTACATTGCCTTCTACAAGGCGCTGGAAGAGGTTATGGACAAGAGTAACCCCTATCAGAAGTTGGTTATTATCCGGTCTAGTGTACAGAGTAGGGAGATGGGTCACTTACCGGGAGATGCAGCGGAGAAGATGAACCAGTTCACAGAGCCGTATAAGCAGATAGCCGCTGAGTTATTTAAACGTAAGGACGCTTGGGATAGGTTGGTAGAGCAGGGGTTCGTTGAGTTCTTGTCTACATCGTTTATTCGTGGTACTACGTTTAACAATGCCATTGTCATTCTAGACGAGAGTCAAAACTGTACAATGCATGAGTTGGATACCATTATTACCCGTGTAGGTCATACAAGTAAGTTCTTCTTATGTGGTGATTATCGTCAGGTGGACTTGAAGAAGAGGGATGATAAAAGCGGCTTGTTGGACTTCTTAACCATTATCCGTAACATGAAGGAGTTCACCGAGATTGAGTTCTCTGTGTCTGATATTGTGCGTAGTAGTTTGGTTAAGAATTACATTGTTGCTAAACTGAAATGGGAGGATGAGAATGTCAATTAGCTTTGGATTACGTCAAGGTATAGGTATTGACATAGAGTTTAATGACAATGTATTTCATATTGTAGATTCTGATGAAAATGAAGACGGTGAGATGGCTTTGTTTATTGGAATGATTGTGAAGATACCCTTCATGTATTTCTACTTTGGAGATTTTTATTTAGAGGGAAGTGATTGAATCATTGATGTATAATAAATATGTTCAACTTAAAAGGATTTTACAATGGTAGTGTTTAGAATACGACAAGGTATGGGATTAGATATTGAATACTCCAGAGACATCTGTCACATCACTGAGGATGAAGATGGTCAAGAAAGACTTCTGGCATTCAATGGATTGATATTGAAGCTGCCATTCTGTCAAATCTATTACGGAGATGCTGTGTATATAGACAAACCGGAGGACAATGAATGATTGAAGTTACCATCACTGACGACATGTTGTTAACCGCTAGAGATAAAGCATCAGAGATGGGCACTCTTCATAACAGCATTACGAGAGGTGGTGGTAACATCGCTGGTTTTATTGGAGAGGCTATTGCTCAGAAAGTATTGGGCGGTGTTCTTAACAATACATACGACTACGATCTAGTATTGGATGATGGTACAACTGTAGATGTTAAAACTAAACAGACATCAGTGGAGCCTAAAGATTCCTATGACTGTTCTATATCAGCGTTTAATACTAAACAGAAGTGTGACATGTATTGCTTTGTCCGTGTTAAAATAGACTACAGTGTTGGTTGGTATCTAGGTGTCTATGGTAAGGAGGCGTACATGAAAGACGCTGACTATATGGAGAAGGGAACTACTGATCCATCTAATGGATATGTTGTTAAGAGTAACTGTTATAATCTTAAGATTAAAAATCTAAAGGAGAAGCAATGAGAGAAGAACGATCACCACCTTTATCGTTTCAATTCAAAGAGGGTTATTATGCTTTCAGCAGGGGCTGGCTTAATAACAAGTATGAGAGTACAGCAAGCAAAGGATTAGAGTGGCAAAGAGGTTTTGACAGAGCCTACTTTGACAACCTTCACAAACTAAATCAACGTGTCCTTAGCTCAGTTGGATAGAGCAACAGCCTTCTAAGCTGTAGGTCAGAGGTTCAAATCCTCTAGGACGCACCATCTAAAAAGCCAGCATTGCGCTGGCTTTTTTCATTAACGAATTACTAATCCACCCCTATTAAACT